AGCGTCACCTTGTCCGCGCCGGGCGCGCCTGCTACTCCGTAGGCCCTCAGCGGGAACAGGCTCACCAACTGAAAACGCCCGCCCCATCACTGGAGCGGGCGTCTCTTTGTCGAGCGAAGGGCGCGGAGGCTAGTCCTCGCTGGCCTCGGTCTCGGCTTCCTCGGCGGTCTCTTCCGCCGCGTCTTCCTTCACTTCGGGATCGGCGGCGTTGTCGGGATCGGGCATCGTCTTCTCCTCTTGTGCCGGGGAACCGCCCGGCGCGGATTGCATGACCTCTCGCGCCCACACGATGAGGCGGTCGAAGGCCTGGAAATCGTCCTCGTTGAACGGACGCCTCATCTCGGCTTGCGTGTCGATCCTGGACAGCATGGCGATGAGGCCTGAGAACGGCATGGCTGGGGCCGGATCGAACCCCGCCAGGCCCAAGACGCACCACGGCGGACTGAGGCCCCATCGGCCGCCGGGCAGCACGTAGGACACGCGCTTGCACGTCTCGCGGCCGGTATAGCCCGTGGGCGCGACGGCGGCATACTCGCGCAGCCGCAGGATATCGTCGGTCTGGAAATCGCGATCCGTGAACCTGACATCGAACGGCTTGCGGCCCGAGGCCACGTCGTCGAAGAACTCTGGCCAGATCTTCAGTTCGTGCTCGACAGGGGCTCGCACGCTCACCGCACCTCTCCCGTGCTGGTGTCCGCCCCCGCCTTGAGCGCCTTGACGTGGGCCTCGACCCGCTCGCGGATCGTGTTGGCGATGGGCTGCTGATAGGACTTCAGCCGCTTCCACTTCTTGTCCAGGATGGCCACGCTCCACGCCGTCTGCACGGCCGGAACGCCGTCCATCTTCAGGATGCGGGCCTGTTCGGCGAAGGCCCATTCCCGGACCTCCTGCGCGTCGTCGGGCTCGCTCACGTCGGCGTCCTGGACCTTGTTGCGGGGGTCGTCGCGGGGGTCGCGGCTGTCCTGCACGCCATCGGCCTTGTTCTTGGCCCTGTCGTAAGCCGCCGCGTCCGTCGCCGTGGGCGCGACCTTGTCCTCGAACTCGGCCTCCGCATCGTCCTCGAACATCGCCCCGCGCGGCGCGTCGTGCTCGATGGACCGCATGTAGATGACCTCTTCGCGGGTGTACGCCCCGCCGAGCACGTCCGGGAAGTGCAGCCGGCCGCCCATGCGGAAGGTGTAGTAGCCGAGCTGCAAATCGAGGTTGCTGAACCACTCGGGCGAGTTCTTGATCTTGATCTGCGCCGTCGTGGGCGACGTGACCGTGATCGGCTCGTCCTCGCCCACGACCCAGAACGTGGCCTTGCAGAAGCGGTTGGCGGCGATGCGGCTGTTCGGGTCGCTGTAGCCGTACTGGAGGCGCGGCCGGCGCGACAGCGGTCCGTTGGCCAGGAGCACGGCATGGAGCAGCTTGGACTCGTAGCCGATGGGGCCGTCCTTCTTGGCCTGATAGGCGCACTGGAGCACGAAGAGGGGGCTGACGCGCCACAGGGCGGCCTGGAGCACGATGGCCTCGCACGCCTTGGGGTTGTCCTTGAACCCCTCGCGGGCGCCGGGCAGGCAGGCCAGCATCCCGGCCACCGCACGGATATCCTCCAGGGAGATGGGGAGGAACGCCTTGCCGGCCTCGGTGAGCACGGGCGCGCGGGAGCCGAGGCCCTCGGAGAAGGCCGGCAGTTGAGCCGGCGCGGGGATATCCAGGTCTTCAAGCGCGGGTTCGCGCGTCTCGGTGAGCGTGTCGGTCATGGTCATTCGCCTCTTTCCCAGGTGGCCGAGCCCCGGTTCACCGCCCGCATTCCGAAGCTTGCGTCGGTGAGCCGGATAAGGCCGCGATCACTCAACCACAGTTCGTCATCAGTGTCACCGAAGCGGGCGCGGAACTGCCGGTAGGTGCGCCTCGCCTCTTCGATCTGGGCTCGCGCGGCCGAGAACTGGAGCAGGTCCATCGGCAGTTCCACCGTGTCGATTTCGGGAACGCCGCCGGTCATCACCGTCAGCCATATCCAGCGCGGCGAGGGATGCGCGGCGACGCGCTCCATGAACTCCATGTCGGCCTCTTCAAGGTCCACCATAGCGCCATCGGGACCGCCGCAATCGTACACCTTCCCTGCCGCCACCAGCGCCGGCAGCGCCACGGTGCGCGCCTCGATGTAGTGCGCCGCCTGCATGTCGTAGGCGTAGCGCTCGGCGGCGAAGCAGAACGCGGCGATGGGTTCGGAGCCCTCGCGCATGGCGTAGGTCTTCAGATCCACCAGGGGGATCGGGTGGAGATAGTCGAACCTGGCCTTGAGGCGCACGCCGGTCTCGTCGGTCCAGAACACGGACACCTCGGCGCGGCCCTTGGTGAGGTAGCGCTGGGCGCCGGAATGGTGCTCCATGATCGCCCGCGTGAGCGTGATCGCCGTGCGCCACTTGGGGGAGATGGCGCACCGGCCCATGAGCAGCGTCGCGCGCTGTTCCAGCCAGTCCTCAGCGAGCGTCAGGCCGGCGATGCGCGCGTGGGCCACGAACTCGGCGCGCTTGGCGCTGTCCTTCGGCGGCACGATCCCCACGCCCCGCAGCGCCGCGCCGATCTCCTCTTTCGTCTTGGGCAAGTCGGGCTGTTCCGGTTCGTCGGCATACTTCGCATCGAACGCCTCCGGACCCTCCAGGAGCATGGTGTGCAAGGCCTCGCCGTAGCGCTTGCCGGCGTCCTGCGCCCGCGCCCGGTCGGGGTCCCGGACCTCGCCCAACTCCAGCAGCTCGCAGATGGCGGCGTTGCGGCGCTTGGCGTGCCATTGCACGGCCCCGGCGAGGATTTCCTTGTGGTCCGTCGAGCCCAGCGCCAGGTCCAGGCGGTAGGTCTCCGGGTCCAGGTTCAGATAGACGCCGTCTGCAATCATGTCCGCCCCTTGCGCCAGCCGCGCTCGATCATCTCGTCAGCGACCTTGAGGGCGGTCGTGCGGCCCATGACGATCCACTCGCTCTCCTGCAAATCCGCCGCCATCCGCTCCTGATCGCGCAGCCTGTTGCCCGGCTCCGGAACCGGCGGCGCATCCTCGGGCAGCGCCGGGCGCCACACGATGGAGTTGCGCCCCGAAGGCCCGCGACGCCGCAACCCGCAGTCCACGACACGTCCCGCCATCGCGAGTTCTCGGATGCGGGCCGAGGCCGTTTGATGCGACAATCCGAGCGCGGTTTCAATCTCAAAACACGTTTTCGGACTGACATTGATCGCCTCCAGCACCTTGGCCGCGAGGTCCGTGACGTGCGGCTCCATGCTATCGGCGGCGGCGCGTGAGGTGTCCGTGTCGGCGTGGCCCGGCGTGGCGGGATATGTCATTTCGTCTCCGCATTGGGTGGAAGCCGGGACGGCGGAGGCCCTGCGCGCCAAGCCTTTGATCCACGATCCCGGCGTCCGCCAAATCCGGACTATCTCGGTTCGAGCGGCTTGCGGCGGTCCATCTCTTGCCGCATGGCCGAAAGTTCATCCCCGCGCGCCGGGTCGCCGATCTTCTCAAGGCGCTTGATCGCGGCCTCCAGATGCCACGTCTGCATCTCGGCGATGAGGACGCGTTCGCCCCTGGTGCGGGTGTAGTGCTGCACGGTCATCGGCGCACCCTCAAGTTGATGAAGACACAGACGATATTGGCCGCCATCAACAGGGCGTTTGCGGCGGCTAAAACAGCGAGATGGTGAGCGAGCGCCAACCCGGTCATCGCGGCAGAGATCAACGCAACAACCGTACCGGCGGCTGCGAGGAAATATCTGACCTTCATCATCGCCCATCCCAGAACGTCACGCCCATCGCCCCGTCCAGCCATCCCATCGCGTAGCCGGCGAGGAACACACCCACGCCCCACGCGATAAGGGCGACGGCGCCGCAGATGATGGGGCGCTTCATGCGGACCCCTTGCATTCGGCGGTGTCGAGGCCGGAAGGTTGCTTGCGCCCCACGTCCGCCGCCGTCCGCGTAAGGGCCATATTGCTGATGTTGGCGATCTTCGCGACGGCGTGGGGAAGGCAGCAGAAGTCATCGGCCAGGAAGTCGCCCAGACCGCGCGCGAGCACGTCGGACTGAACCTCGGCTTCCTGATCGGAGGGGTAGCGGCCAGAGGCGCAGGCGAGCGCCATGCCGATCAGTGTTCCGCAGGCCTCCAGGGTGATTTCCCCGTCATCCGCCGCGCCCATCTTGGCCTCGCCCCACGCCACGGCGCGGTCGTAGACCTTCATGAAGTCCTCGAAAATGGCGGTGAGGTCCGCGTCCTCCGGGGGCTCGCTCACCGCGCGAACCTGCGCTCGCGCTCGGCCGTCTGCTCGGCGATGGCCTCGACCTCCGCATCGAGTGCAGACTGGTCTCCGAGGGTGTCGAAAACCCATTCCGCCAACTTCTCCTCGGGCGTGAGGCGGAAAATGTAGCCGAAGCGACCACGGTTGCGCAGGCGGCGATCCTCGGCCTTGGCGAGAAGGCTGCCGGCCGCCTGGATGACGCCATCAAGCGCCGTGTAGAGCGGCGACAGTTCCGCCTCGTTTTGCGCCTCGCGCTTGGCGGCGGCGCCCACATCGGGGAAGTCCTGCGGTTCGGTTTGCATCGTTTTCGTCTCTCGTTGCAACGCCACTTGAGCATCGCTGGAATACCCGGTCAAGCTAAAAAGAGCATTGACGATGCGCGATCCCAACGCCTACGCTTTGGCGCAGACAAGGAGATTTTCCGCATGGACCTTGAAGGCGTAAGGGACGCGCTGCGGCGCGCCATTGAGAAAGCTGGAACGGCCAGCGCATGGGGGGCCGAGCACGACATATCGAGCGCCTTCATCAGCGACATTCTGCACGGGCGGCGCGAGCCGGGCGACAAGCTCCTGAAGGCCCTCGGGCTGGTCAAGGTCTCCGAGTACGTGGGCGCCGGGCCTCTGCCTCGCCCGCTTCCGGCCATGACCCTGGCCATCGCCCACAACCGCGCCGCTTGCTATCTCGATTACGACAAGGCGACCACGCCGGGCGAACGCTACGCCTGGCTGATGAGGTGGGGCGAAGGCGTCCGCGACTATCTCGCCGACCGCGAATTCAACGTCCACGGGGGCTGACCACATGAACATCATCATCGAACGAGACGCCTTTCTGGCGGCGCTGCAACGCGTCATGGGGGCGGTGGACAGGCGCTCGACCGTGGCCGTGCTCCAGCATGTCGCCATCCGGTCCACGCCCGAGGCGCTGCACCTGACGGCCACGAACATGGACCTCCAGGCCACGACCTCATGCCCGGCCCAAGGCGATGGGACGCACGGCTTCACCCTGCCGGGGTCGATGACGGCGGACATCCTCTCCAACTTCCCGAGCGGGTCGCAAGTCGCCCTGATGGACGATCCGAACGACCCGCGCATCACCCTCAAATGCGCCCGCTCGCGGTTCAAGCTGCCCACGCTCAAGCCGGCTGACATGCCGGTCATGGCGCCGCCCGAGGGGGGCGTGGTGCGCGCCCCGGCGTCGATCATGGCCGATGCGTTCGCGGGCGGGGATTACGCCGCCAGCAAGGATATGGCGCGGTTCATCTACACCGGCGTCGGCGTCCAGGTGATCGAGGGGCGGCTGGAGGTGGGCACGACCGACAGCAAGCATGTCGCGCTGTCGTGGCGGGCCGTGGTGGGCGAGACGGGCGCCGCGATCCTGCCGATGGCGCTGGCGACGGAAATGCGCCGGCTGCTCGACGGGAGCGGCGACATCGAGGCGGCCATCGTCATCGGCAAGACCCTGGCCAGCCTGCGCGTCGGGGTGACGGAAATCATCGGCAAGGTGATCGACGGGGAGTTCGTGGACTACCGGTTCCCGATCCGCAACGTCGAGCGCCCTTACGTGCTGACGGTGGACCGGGATGACCTGGAGGCGGCGATCAAGCGCGCCATGATCGTCACCTCCGACGCCTCGCGCAGCATCCGCATGACCTTCGGCGAGGACTATTTCAGCGTCGCGGCGAGGGGCGCCGACACCTCCGACACCGACAACGAGATCGAGGCGGACTGGACCGGCGGGGCGATGAACTTCAGCGTCAACGGCGGCTACATGATCGACGCCATATCCCACCTCACAGGCGATACCGTGCGCCTGGAGATCACCGACGCCACGAAGCCGTTCGTCATCGAAGAGGCCAATCGGATGGTCATCATGGGGGTGCAGCGTGGATAAGAAAACTTGGCGTGTCGTTCTCCATCAAGATGGAACGGTCTATTTCGTGGACGCAAAAACGATGGATGAAGCACACCAAATCGCGCTGGGAAGTTTTGTAGAGCGCGAAGGTTATTTTCCCGACCTAGCCGGTGCGACATGCTCAGTGGCGGAGAGATATCGTGGGTGATTACGCCGCGTTCCTCGCGCGTAAGGCGATCCAGGACCCGGCGACGGGCCTGATAGACGTTCCGCCGCTCCATGAGGCCATGTTCCCGTTTCAGCGGGACATCACGGCATGGGCTCTTCGCAGGGGCCGCTCGGCCCTATTCGCCGGAACCGGCCTCGGCAAGAGCCTGATGGAATTGGCGTGGTCGATCCCGGTGGCCATCGAGACGCAGCGGCCGATCCTCCACTTCGCCCCGCTCGCCGTCTCCGCGCAGCTCGTCCGCGAGGCCGCCAAGTGGGGCATCCCCGCGCGCTTGGTCCGGTCGCAAGACGAGTGCTCCCCCGACTGCGCGAACATCACCAACTATCAGAAGCTCGACCATTTCGAGCCACGTCAGTTCGGGGGCTGCATTCTAGACGAGTCCTCCATCCTCAAGGCGCAGGACGGCCACTATCGAAACCATCTGATCGAGGCCTGTTCATCCATCCCGTTCCGCCTCGCGGCCACGGCGACGCCGGCCCCGAACGACTTCATGGAGCTTGGCAACCACGCCGAGTTCCTCGGCATCATGTCCTACACCGACATGCTGGCGACCTTCTTCACGCACGACGGCGGCGAGACGCAGAAGTGGCGGCTGAAGGGCCACGCCGAGGACGCGTTCTGGCAATGGATGGCGTCATGGGCCGTGATGCTTCGCAAGCCATCCGACCTCGGCTATGCTGACGACGGATACGATCTGCCGCCGCTCAACCGGCATCCGCACATCGTCCGCGTCACGGAATGGGAGGGCGACGCGCTTTTCCCGCCCGTGGCGTCCACCCTGTCCGAGCGCCTCACCGCCCGGCGCGGCAGTATCTCCGAACGCGTATCCATGGCCGCGAGCCTCACGCCGAGTGATCGGCCTTTCGTGTGGTGGTGCAACCTGAACGCCGAAAGCGAAGCGCTCACCAAGGCTATTCCGGACGCCGTCGAGACGCGCGGATCTGACAGCGACGACGACAAAGAGCGCAAGATCATGGATTTCGTCGAGGGGCGAACCCGCGTCCTGGTCAGCAAGCCATCGGTCTGCGGCTACGGCATGAACTTCCAGCATTGCGCCGACACGGGGTTCGTCGGCCTCTCCGACAGTTTCGAGCAGATTTATCAGGCCGAGCGGCGCTTCTGGCGCTTCGGCCAGGACAAGCCCGTCAATGTCCACCTCATCTACGCGGAGACCGAGGGCGCCGTGATCGCCAACCTGCGCCGCAAGGAAGCGGACGCGGACAGGATGGCGGCGGCCATGGTGCGCCACATGGCGGACCTGTCCTCGCTGGCGGTGCGCGGCCAGGTCCGCAACAAGCCGAACTACGATCCGCAACAACCGATCATCATTCCTCCGTGGCTGGGAGCCTGACGCATGTTCGATATCAAGGCCGTCGATCAGGTCGTGACCGACAAATACGCCATCTACCAGGGCGACACCTGCGAAGTCATCCGCGCCATCCCTGCCGAGAGCGTGCATTTCGGCGTCCATAGCCCGCCGTTCCAGGGGCTCTACAAGTTCTCCAACTACGACCGGGACGTGTCGAACAACGACAATCCGGCCGACTTCACGGCGCACTATTCGTTCATCATTTCCGAGCTTCTGCGCATCACCAAGCCCGGCCGGCTCCACTCCGTCCACGTCATGCAACTCCCCCGCAACAAGGGGCGCGACGGCTTCGTGGGGATGCGGGATTTCCGGGGCGAGATCGTCCGCGCCTACGAGGACGCGGGATGGCTGTTCCATTCCGAGGTGTGCATCTGGAAAGACCCTGTCGTCGCCCAGCAGCGCACCAAGTCCCTGCGGCTTCTGCACAAACAGGTGATGAAGGACTCGGCCATGAGCGGCCAGGGCCTCGCCGATTACGTGGTGACGTTCCGCAAGCCGGGCGACAACCCCGAGCCCATCGCCGGCATGTTCGATCAGTGGGTCGGCGCGGCGCCCTATGGCGAGGGATGGGCGGACGCGCGGACCTCGGCCGGCATCGACATCAGCCGCGAGGCGTACGACCGCCATTGCGCGAGCATGGATCAGGGCCAGAAGCCCTGGCCTTTCGAGACGTGGGTCTCCGTCCTCGTGTGGCAGCGTTACGCCTCGCCGGTCTGGATGGACATCAACCAGACGCGCACCCTGCAGTATCGTAACGCCAGGGACGAGAAGGACGAGGCGCACATTTCGCCGCTTCAGCTCGACGTGATCGAGCGGTGCATCGACCTGTGGAGCAACCCCGGAGACGTGGTCTTCACGCCGTTCATGGGGATCGGGTCGGAGGTGTTCGGGGCGGTGGAGATGGGCCGCCTCGGCGTGGGCGTGGAACTCAAGCCGAGCTACTACGTCCAGGCCGTCAGGAATGTCGCCCGCGCCGGAACCGGCGTCGTGGACGTCTCGATATTCGAGCCCGCCGCGTGACGGTTGCGCCCGCGCCCGCGCCGCGCTATCTGTGCCGTCGAGGCGACCTCCGAGTGCGTTCGGAGGCAGTCGGGGCCGGGTGTTCGTCTCCCCGGTCCCGACGCGCCGATCCCTCCTGATGGCCTTCCAGCGGATCACGCCCAAGCGCAT